CACCACATGACTCCCTGAACTTGCCGGTCCAGAAAGACTTGTCGAGATTGACTTTCAGGCCAAAAGCCGTGAGCCACTCGATCACTCGATCCACGTATTCTACCGGGACAATGATATCGTCCCCGTAGACGCGCACCTTGCCAACCATCGCACCAAGGGTGCTTTGGCAAGCTTCAAGCCCGCCTCTCTCGTAACTTATCGCGGCGAAGATAATGGTCGTGAAGACCATCGCCTCAACGGGAAAGCAGAGAGCTGAGCCCATAGACGCGAACTTGGCTAGGGGTATAACCCCATGACCAAGCACATCAGCCGTCGTGCTCCTTGTCGCTTGGATCGCCTCAGACAATCGAGGAAACCTTTGAAACAGGAGCTCTACATGCTGATTCAAGACACGATCGGATGCTTCGCTCAGATCGAGCGTAGCCAAGTGGCCATTGATGCTGCCACTACGAGCCAGGAGCCGATTTGGCTCCTGTTCTTTGAATCCGATGAACCATCTACCCCAGTCACAACCTTGACCACGCCGGGATGGCGTAGCTTGGCTGTGATCCTCAATTGCATCGACGATGCGATGGCTGAGGGCCTGCTGACAGTATTGCATGCCGGTAGGTTCTACAGCGATGATTCGGGGGGTCTTGGGCGTCTTAGGGACGGAGATGACCTTTACAGGTCGTTCCGCCCCAGACTCGAGAAACTGAACACGGTCCAGTTGGTAGTAACTTCGCCAACTAGGGAGAGCGTAATCTCCGTAAGGAAACACGCTCTCAAGCCTCGAAGGCCACTCAGTGATAGAAAACTTCGCGTTGCCGCGGAGCTTGTCACTGGTGGCCCCGGGACCATGCCTCGGTACGAGGATATGGCTACTGGCTGGGTCGACGATTTCGCAATCGCCGAGTACAACCGGCAGCTTCACCGGGCCCCGAAGGGAGTCCGGCAAGAGATGCAAGAAAGCATCTCTTCCTCGTTGCGAATCTTTGGCCAGGTCCTCCGCCGTAAAGGCGGAGTACTCAGGCCATTGAGCCGCAAGCGCATGAGTTTCAAGAAGTGAGTTTTCAACTTCTGAGAACACATCCGCCCAGAGGAGAGTCGACATCTTCAGGAAGAGGGGAAGTTTCTCCTTCAGACTACTGGTGTCGAACTCTTTCAGTTCTGCCTCGATCTCGACAAAGTTACGCATCGCTCGAGCTTCCCGTGCAGGAGTGCACGGTGTCTCGATCTTGCCGAACACCAGCGT